GAGTTCCGGGTTCATCGTGAACCATATCTCGGACGTGTCCTTTCTGATCGTCGGAAGGAATTTTTGCAGCGAGTCCTTAGAAATTGCCTGCCCTTCTTCGCCCCAGGCTATATCAATGTCATTGAGAGACTTTATCGAATCGTTCGTCTCATCGCTTAGGCCGCGGAAGATGAACTTGCTACCGTTCGAGCCAGTAATTTCCCGTTTCGTTATATTGAAGAAATATTCGAGCCCTGCATCCTTGATGCGTTGCTCGATGATCGCTTTTACCGACTCGTCAATCGATTCCTGAATTTCTCGGAAGCAGAGAATACGCAGCGGCGCGGACGCGGCGCGTAACACGAGCGCGGTAGCCACAGACATTGACTTTGCCGAGCCGCGGCCACCGTGGAAGATGGTGTAGCGCGGCCCCTGAGTCAGCAGGCATTCAGCCCAATCCGGTAGCGCAAAGTCTCCCGGATGGTAGATATTGTCATCGTCGCTCATTTGCCGACAGCGGGCCGGTTAGAAGCGTGAATCGGCGCTTGAGGCGGCGGCGCTTGGTTGCCGGCCGTCAACTGCTGCGCGCTCGGGTCAGGTTGAACCTGTTGCACGCCATGAAGCGGATTGATACCCGGAGACGGCGCCGCGTTGCCGCTTGCAATGGCTGCGTTCACCTTGCCATCAAGCGGATGCTGCGGCTGGCCGGCGCTGATCTGCTCCGCGGTTCCCTGCACGTTGCCCTGCATGCCTTGCAGCATCTGAATGATCGTCGATAGCTGAGACGCGTTCGTTTGCGAGACAGCCTGGGCCGCCTTCGCCTGGTTGAGTTCGGCAGCAGACAGAGACTGTACGGCCGACGCCTGGCTCTTGCTGGCGTTGGCATCGGACTCGCGCGCCTGAGCCAGCAGTGCGACCGTGGCGGCGTCTGGCGGTGCGTTTGCGGCCGCGGCCTTTTCCTCGTCGATCTGCTGCTGCTCCTCGTCGGTCGGCTTGACCACGCCGGCCTGTACAAGCTGCTTGCGCGAGTACTGCGACAGATCCTGCATTCCCTCACCGTCGAGGTTCTGGATCAGCGTGTTCATGACGAGTTGCGCCATCTGCGGATCGGTCACACCCGGCAGGAGCTTGATCAGCGTATTGACGGTCGAATCCTTTCGGCTGTTGAACGCTGGGCCAACGTCAACGAAAACGTCGAGTCCAGGCGTGAAGCAACGCGTGATAACCGGCTCGCCAGCAGCGTTCAGCGACGGGACATTGATCTTCGTCGTTTCAGACGTTCGATTATCCTCGCCGAGCGCCGCAAACGGCCGATTTTCCTCGGTGTAGACCTCGCACGCCATCGACATGTAAATCTTGCCGCAGCGCTCCAGCGCGCGCGCCATGTTGTCGATGAAAATGTAGACCTGCATGTCCTGATGGGCCTGCACGCGGCTCACCAGCGCATCGGACGTATTCGAGTTGACCTGATCGGCCGCCAGATCGCCGCCTGTCACGTCCAGCATGTCGGCTGCGGTAATCTGCACGAGACCAGCCAGCGCAGGGGGGACGTCGGGCTGCTTGATGTAGCCGATCGGCCCTGATGCGGTCGTCGAACCGTCAGCGCCCGTTACAGGGTTGACCAGCAAGTACGGATTATTTGCAACAAGATCGTTCGCCCACGTTAGCTCGTGTCCGGCCATCTGCTCAGGCGTGAAGATTGGTTTCTCGCGCGGCGTGAATGCGGTGATGTCGGCCAGCGTGCTGATCTGCATGTTGTACAGACGTTGCGAGTCCTTGGCGAGCCGCACAGCTCCCTGGAAGCGCTCGATGCCGTCGATGATCTGGCGGATACCGAACACGACCACGATCGGGATTTCGGAGCCAGCGATGTAGCCGCAATCCTTCAGGATGCCCGTTCCGTCTAGGAAATACTTGCGCACGCGCTTACGGTTTCGCTTGCCATTGCGCACCAGCACATAGCCGTTCGACTTCAGTTCGTCGGCTTTCGCGGCCGCATCTTCGCGCGAGCTTGCATCGACGCCGGCGTAGACCTTCTGTTCCTGTCCGGAGTTCGGCTCGCGCCAGACCGCATATTCCTCGGTCTTTTTCTCTACTTCGTAGTACTCACCGATGTAGACGGCATCGTTTGAGAACCAGTCGAATTGCTTCAGCGAGCGCACCGTCTTGAAGCTTGATGGCCGTTCGTCAAGCTTGACTTCCGCGCTCTCAATGTATTCGGACGTGTACGTATCCCAGCTGATCGGGTTCAACACGACGCACCACATCGCGTCCGACTTGTCGAGCTTGCGGCTGTTCGGGTCGAAGAAAACGCTGATATCCGCGTCGTTGATCGGCTCAAACAGGATGCGTTGCGGCGTGTCGTCGTCGAGATCCGTTTCCGCGCGGTAGTCGTAGTCGTTCGTCAGGCGCCAGGCGCCGATGCCGCCAGCCACGGCTTCTTCGAATGCCGACACGTACACGTCCTGAGCGCCGCTGTATTGTTCGTCCGAGCGGTAGACGATGCGGAGCGCATCAAGATCCTCCTGCCGGCTGTCATCATCGCTCGATCGGAAATTGACCGTCATCGCATTGGCGCGGTATTCGGACACGATCCGGCGAACGGCTTTCTGCGTCTTGTTGACGACGAAGCGCGGGCGGTTGTTGAACTGCGCGCCAAGGCCACCTTCCCATTGGGCTCCATCTACGAAGGCGAAACGCCGATCCTCCAGCGCAGCCAAGCGAATCTGCTGCTGGGGCGCATAAGCCCGGTCAAAGCGCGAGATAGCGCGCTCCCAGACCTTTCCGAGGCGTTCTTCTTTGGTCTGGCTCACTTTTTCCCCCGAAGGTGCGGCATAAGTTCGATCATCAGATACCCGAGCAAATAACAGAATGCTTCGTTTGCGTCTCCAGCAGGCGTCGGAATGCCTACATCACGGCAGATAAAGAAGCATGCGTGTGCGAGTTCGTGAGCTAGCGTGGCTGAGCTTTTATCGAAAACGCCAACGAGATACATGCGGTTGCCACGTTCATTTATAAGCGTCTGGCAAACACCACCGTTCGGCAGCTCTCGGCTTTCATCGTGAACCTTGAGATAGCTCTCAGCCTGCTCATACTCTGATTTGCTTTTGCACAAAACGATTGTCCCGCCGTATATAGGGACTGCGGTTCCAATTACTTTCGGCCATTTCGTTTTGGTCAGAGCCATTTTGCGTGTTTCCTCTCGATTTCTTCGAATCCGCGCCGCTCAAACAGAGGTCGCGCTGGGAATGCCACCTTCTCGCCGGCCATGAAGCATTTCACGCCGCGGCGCTTCAGTTCGTTCTCAGTCGCTTCGAACAGAGCGTTCCCGAACATGGCGCCGCGCCGCGTCTGCTCGACGAAGAAAATATCGCCGATGCCTTCGAGGCAATCGCCGTAATGTATGCTCGGCCGTACGAACACGACGAAGTAAGCGACGATCTGGCCGTCTAGCCGCCCAATCATCATGAGTAGCTGATCGGCATCCTGCATCGCCTTGTACAGCGCGACGTTCGGCTTCAGGTCATAGCCCATCTGCTTATGGATGCTGATCTCGTCGTAATGCTCGTGCAGTAGCGGCAACAGTTCCGCGTACACGTCATGGAATCGCTCGACTGCAAAGGCCGGTTTGTTCATGTGGAGTCCTAACGGCGACTGTTAAACTGATTTGCTGCTGCTTCGCCAGCCACATAACCCGCTTTCTGCGAGAGTTGCTGGATGAAAAGCTGACGAGCAGCGAGAGACTGGTAATTGCGCAGCGCTGCTGCCAGAAGTTTACCGTTAGATAGCAGTTTTGCCGCATTTTCGGTAGTAATAGCCGAAACTTTCTGCGTAACGGTACGCGTCAATGCGCCGCTCAGGGCGCCGGCCGCCATGCCGCCAACCGCGCCGACCGGACCGAACGCCGACCCGACGCCACCAGTAATCAGGCCTTGCACCGCGGAATCCTTCAGCGCCGAACCGAGATTGTTGCCGAATCGCTTCACTGCGCCCTGGTTCTGCGCCGTGTCACTGCCGGCGATCTTGCCCGTCTTGGCATAGCTCGCAGTTTGGCGAAGCAGATCGTCAGAGACGCTAGCGAACTGCTTTGCATCGTTTGCCGACATGTACGGCGTGTATTTGTCCGTCGTCGAGCGGAACTGGTTGCGGTTGAACTCGGTCTTGCCGGCGCTGTTCAGGTTGCGCTCTGCGACTTCGCTCATTGCCAGTTCGCGCGCGCGAGCCTGCCGAAGCGCCACAGCCTTTGCGCGGTCGGCCGCCTCCATATCCGGCATAATCTTGTCGATAGCACGCAGCCCGGCCGGCGAATCGGCGTTCTGCAATGCTTCCTGAGCTTGGGCAAGCGCCGTCTGGCTGGTGCGCTGCGATTCGACGGTGGCGACCGTCTGAGCGTGCGCGCCGTGCAGTTCCTTGTAGGCCGGCGACTGAGCATCCAGTACCTTCTGGAACTCAGCCTGCGCGGCTGCGTGCTTATCGCTTGAGCCAAGCGCACGGCGAATGTACTCCTGCCCTTCTGCTGGCAAGCCGGTCAGGTCGCTCTTGTTTTGCAGATGGCGAGCCAGTTCGGTCAACGCATCGAGCGTGTCAGGCGGAACCTTATCTGCCGGGCGAAGTCCCGGTTTCAATTGCTCGCCTTTGATGCTGTTGATAGCCGCCACCAGTTTCCCAGGGTCTACCTCTTTCGTCACTGGATCGACAACGCTGTACAGGCGCTGCTGAACCGCTTCCATCGCATCGATTGGCCCGGACGCCTGAGCAAAATTTGCGCGTGCCTTACCGTAATCAGGAATGGCCGTATCCATGACGTTCAGGAGTTGACTCTTGACACCCTGGAGCGTGCGAACCTGCGAGTTCTCACCAGCGCGAGCTGCCGCGCTGATCTGATCGTCAAGCGCGGCTTTGGCATTCACGAGTCCGCGACCCGACACATATTTCTGCGGAGCGGCCTTGGAACCGCCAAGATTAGCCTGAGCGCGGTTCTGGGTCGTCGTGAAAATGCTGCCTTCACCCTGATTCGCAGCGGTTGTTTCAGCTTGCGCGATTGCCTTTTTGATAGCGGGCTTCTGAAGAAGCGCCGCCATGTCTGGGGAATCAACAGGAATTCCCACGTGTGTCGCGAGAAAGTCGTCTGCGGCCTGCGCGCCGCGTGCGGTCTTCAGCGCGTCGAGTTGCTCGGGCGTGCCGATGATCTGCTCAAGCGTATTCGCTGCGTCAGCCTGTTTGGCCTTCTGCAAGTCATCGAACACGGTTGAGCCCTCATCGCGTGCCATGCGCTGTGCAAGCTTCACCGGCGCGTCGAACTGCGGCGTCTGGAGCTTCTGCGCAACGTCCGTGGCAAGCGGCTGCACTTCGGCCTGACCCTTAGCGGCTAGGGCATCGCTATGTTGCGCCGCGGCTTCGGCTGCCTGATCGGCTGCTTGCGGATTCGCGGGCGTACCGGGATTCGCCGGCGTGCCCTGCTGCGAGAGTTGGCGCGCGATCGCCGCATCATTCTCTGCGCTGGCATTGGCAAACGTCGATGGATTGGCGTTCGTGCTGGCCTTTTGTACGGTCGTCACGTTCGCATCGTTCGCCAGCTCGGCAGCGGTCGGCGTATAGCCAGGCGTCTGCGGCGCGGGCGCTTGCTCCAGCTTCGTCGCCAATTGCTCGGGCGTCTTGCCGGATGCCTGTGCGATATCGGCCGCCACGTGCGCATCGGTAGCGTTGCCAGCAGCAGATACCTGCGTCGCCGGCGAAGGCGTACCGCCGAACATGCTCTGAACCTTGGCGATGCCCTTGGCGATCGTCGGATTCTCGGCAAGCGCGGACACACCTTTCCCGAGCAGTTTGCCGATGCCCATACCGACAGCACCAGCCGTCCCGCCTACTGCAGCATCGCGCGCAATCTCAGCGCCTGATTTATTGTCGGCCACAGCGGGCGCCGCGCCAGCGACTGCACCGCCAGCGATCGCACCCGGCAACGAAGCTCCACCCATAGCAGCGTATGGCACAGCCGATCCAACGACACCGGCCACTTTGCCAGCCAGACTTCCGCTCGTATCGCGCGCGACCTTATCGTTGATCTGGTTGCGAGCTGCGACAGCCTGATTGGCGAAGTCATCGGCGCCAACAAGCCGACCACCAGCCGCGGCAATATCGAGCAGACTGCCTGCGACACCGCCCACGCCTTTCTCTGCGATATCTCCGATCGTCGAGCCGCTTTGTGCAGGCGCTTGGGCTGTCACAGGACCGGTAGGAAGCTGCGTATCCGACGCCACACCACCCAAAGGATTCCAGCCGCTTGTCGCATCCGTTGTAGGCGCAGCCGGTGCGGTCTGCGGCATGACCAGCGTGCCATCTTTGAGCCCTTGCTGAATCACTGCCTGCTGATCAGGCGTCAGTGTCCCGTTCTGGATAGCGGCAAGTGTCTGGGGGCCGATCGGCTTGGGGGTGGGCGGCGAAGTAGCCTGATTCTGGCTGGAAGCCGCCCCAGCATTGGCGTCTGCCGTGGGCGGCGACGGCCGAACGAGTTGCGACGGATCGACCGGAATCTTCCCGGCTTTCACCCGCGCATCCACCGCATCCATATCAGCAGGCGACAGACGGCCGGCGTTGTAGTCGGCCACGATCTGATTGTTGACGCCAGCACCCGGCGCGACTGCTGGCTGAGTCGGCGCAACGTTCTGTATCGGCTGCTGCTGCTGCGCCGTGTCGGTTCCGACCACAGACGGGTCAAGCCCATACGATGCTGCGCTCGGCAGCGGAGCGGCAGGAATCGGACTCGGGCCAGGTTGAGGCGCATCCTGGCCACCGCTGCCAGTGAAGTGCGACATGACGCGATTCGTGTACGCGCGCGTCTGGCCGCCCCAGTTTGCCGGGTCTGTACCGCCGATGTATTGCGTGACCGCTCCGGCCGCGCTGCCTGTGCGCTGGATACCTTCTTTCAGGATGTAGGCCGCGGCTAGAGCCGCGGCCTCGGGGGAAGCATACGGATCGATGTTGTACTTCTTGATGATAGCCGCGCGCGTGTCGGGAGTAATCTGATATGGAGTTTGCGCGCCCGCGCTGCTCACCTGATTGGCGTTAGACTTCTCGCCAACCGTGCGAATGCTCGGAAGCAGACCAGACGGAATGCCGGCCGCCTCAGACGCAGCCTGATCCGCCGCCGCGTAGACAGGATCGCGATACGATACCGGAAAGGTTTTATTGCTCATTGCGTCGGATCGAAAGATTGACCACCCGGCGCCGTGTAATAGCTCGGCGCTGCCTTCTTGCTGAACTGCGTGAAGCTATCGCCCTGCTTGACGAATGCAGATTGGCCATTTGGCATCTGGATTGTCATATCACGGTACGCGGGCCCGAACGAGCCGTTATTGCCGCGTGCCCAATCGCCTCGCGCGTTCGACCATGCAGCTTTCGATGCAAGGAACTTCTGACGCGCTTGCAGGTAGGTCGCCCATGCCTGCGGGCTATCAGTGATCTGCGGAACGTTCTGAACCGCGCGCGCCGTCGATGCATCAGTGAAGTTGCCATTGACCATGCTCGCGGTCTCGGCCTGCGTGACGAGGCTCGACGCTTCCTGCCGCAACTGCTGGAGCTTCGACGTGTCGCCAGTCCAGCGCCGGCCAGCCTGATCCCACGTTGCACCGAGCAAGCCGCTCGTGCCGCCGTTCTGGATCGAACTGAAGGCATTTGCGAGCTCGCCGGACTGATCGGCCAACTGCTGGTTGCTCTGGCCGGCCGTGTATTCCGGTTGAGCGGCGGCGATTGCAGCAGGAGGCGAGTATGTGTTTTGCTGCGTTAGGGCTGTATTTGCCTGAGTTCCTGCTGTTCCAGCCTGAGTCGATTGGATAGCCGCTTGACGTTCCGCCGGTGCATATTGGGCTGCTGTTCCAGCACGAGAAGCGTCTGCATTTGCTTGAGCGATTGCAGCCGGGACTGTGTTCTGCGCCACCACCGCGCCAGCTTGGGATTTCTGGTTCGCATAGAATTGGTCCGCAGTGTTCGCGCTGCCAGCGTTAAGGATGCTCGACGCGAGTTGCTTGGCGCCTTCGGGATTCTTGTTGATGAGCGCTTCGAACGAGCGAGTTTGTGCAGCTCCGGCCTGATCGCCTGCGTTCTCCTGACGTACCGCGCGTTGCTCTAGCAAGTCAAGTGCTCCTGGCACATCGTTCGCCTGCAAGCGCGCCTGCATACCGGCCACAGTAGCGACGGCATCCGATGACATTCGGTTGCGCAGATTCACCCAATTCGTCTGTGCTTGCTGCGTATTGTTGTTAACCTGTTGCGAAAACTCAGGATACTTCTGCGCGAGCGCTTGCCAGTCAGCCGGTTGCGCGTTCGGATTGCTCGACAGCGCCGCAGATTCCATCTGAAACGCCTGTTGCCGCTGGTTGTTGTTGACCTGAAGGCCAGCATTCGACACGGCCGCAGTATTCCCGGCGTTCGTAGCCTGAATCCTGCCCGGCATCGTCGCGTCATTAAACCCGAGTTGCTGGCCGGTCAGGGCGTTTTGACCCATTTCTGTGTCAATGCCCTTTCCAATATTCGAGAAGTCGATCAGATCGGCCATTTACGTCCCCGTGAAATAGATCGGGTTGCCGGCGTCGGTCGTCCCGTAAGTCGGATTGTTGGCCGTGCTCGTCTGCGCATAGCGGTTGATGCCCTGCGTGATCGAGCCGATACCCGAGTTGAACGAGTTCGACAGCGCGCCAGCGTATGAAGTCGCCGCATTGGCCGTCTGATTGTTGGCACTCGAAACGCCTGCATACGCTGCGTTGTTCGCTGCCTGCTGTCCGCTGATCGCGTTCAAGCCATTGCTCATCAACTGGCCGTAGCCGGCCAGCCGCTGAGTAATCAGGCCGTTGAGCGTGCTGATTGACGTGTTGGCGAGCGTGTTGCTCGTGTTCGAGCCGCGCAGCCCACCTGTAGCCGACGCATTCGCGAGAATGTTCTCATTCCCCGTCTGCATCAGACCTTGATACTGTGCGCCGTTCTTGATGCCGCCTATCGCAGCATTCTGCGCGTCAGTGCCGTTCGACCCGAGCAAGTCGCCATACGCCGTTACACCTTGCTGGCCGGCCGCGAGGTATGGAGAAATGTTCTTTTGCTGGTCAGCGTACTGCTGCTCGCTGAAATCAAGACTGTTCTGCGCTGACTGTTTCTGCGCATCTGCCGCGCTGCCGGCCGCACTGGCCGACATTGCCGAGCTTGCGACACCGCCGACGACGGCCGCCGCTCCTACCGCTGCTGCAACCATGATCAGATCTCCCTTGCGTGAGTTGCAAACTCGCCATGCAGCGATTCCCTGATCGCTTTGGCATCTATCGCTGCTCTAGCAACTGCTACCATCAAGCCCAGCTTCTTCACGTTGTAGAAGCTCGTCTTGCGAACATCGCCGGCCCTGCAGTCCGCATATGCATAGGTTGCGCCTTTGATGTCGCGCACTCCAACTCCTTTTATGCCGACCGAGTTGCGTTGACTAACACCTCTGTTGAATGCGTTCTGCCGAATAGAAGCGGAGCGCAGATTCTCCCAGCGGTCATCAGATCGAATGCCATTCACGTGATCGACGTGTTTTTCTGGCCATTCGCCGGTCATATAGAGCCACGCTAGACGGCATGCCCTATAACGCTTCCCATCGATACCTATTCTTCGATATCCGTACGAACAGAAGTCTCCGGCAACATCGCCAGGCTTTATGCCGCGGCCGCCCTTTTTTTGAACCAAATGGACAAACTCGCCAGTATCAGGCGAGTATTTGAGGATTTCTTTCAGTCTCGATTGAGTCAGCATTTGATTACCCGACAGAACTTTCGTATGTACCACTAATGTAATAGGTTCCGGCAGGGAGTGCTGCCCCATCGTAACGAGAAAGAGAGACAACAGCCGATTCCGGGCCGCAAAGACCGTTTATCGCAACGCCGGTTGATGAGCATCCTCCTAACACGGCGAATTGATTGCTCAATCCTTGATGAGTGAATGGAAGCGTCACCGTAGGCTTTCCGCCCGAGGTAATCGCCAGCGTTATTTCAACGTATGTGAGCGTTCCAATCTGCGCCCACACGCCCGATGCTTTGCCACTCGACGCAACCGGCTGATAGCCGTTCATTGCCGCGCCGTTGCAGACATTCCCGATCGCGTCAGCCACAGCAGCATTACCGCCAAGAGCGGCAGTGAGCTGACTTTGCGGCACGCGGGTTAAATTCGCTATGATCGTCTCCCATCGCACGCAAAATTTCCGTGCACATGAGCGCGGATCTCATCCAGCCATTCCTTCGCGCACTCGACAGCCCTGTCTATGCCGTGTTTTTTGATTGCCCAACTCTTCGTAACAACGTTTCCATGTCGCTGAATAGACGCGATCACGATCGGATTCTTCTTTTTCGACAGACCCACGCGCACTCCCTTTATTCCAAGAGCATTGTCGCTACGCAATCCAGAGTTGCATCTGTTTTCTGAAGTCGTGGCGGCACGAAGATTTGCGAATCGATTATTCATCCGATTCCCGTCGATATGGTCCACTTCCTTGGGTATTTCTCCAGTCATCCAAAGCATAGCTGCACGATGAGCCAAAATATGCTGATGGTTTAGATGGAGTGCCCAATATCCGCTCCCGTGCGCGCTACCTGCAA